ATTAACAATAGAGTTAATTCTTCTTGGATACAGACGATCTCTTTGTGCCTTGGATGGGTTGAATGCAAGTTTAATTGCATTATTCAGTTGTCCTCTCTGAAGACCAGCAGGTGAGAACCAAGGATATGCCTGAATGTTAGTTCTTACCATCAGACCAGCAACGTCTCCGTTGGTTGGAATATAGCGGAACTTATCATTGAATCTATCATACATGTACTTGTATCCAGTATCGAATACAGCGTATGATGAAGATGTTAATGGTGCGTAGAACGCGATAACGTTATCTGTCTGAGTATCAGAGTTAGCAATTTCAACAACATCTGCCTTGTGTGGAGAAATTGTCGCCATGCAATCTTTTCTTGCATTAGCAATAGAGATCAGATAGTTTGCTTTTGCCTTGGATTCATCCTTAGTGGTGCAACCTGGTCCACCAATCAGGAAGTCAACTTCGACTTCATCTTTGTTGGAGAATAAAGAATATCCAGAGATTACATCGCTAAGATCTGCTTGCATTCCTCCAGATGCACCATAGTCTGCACCACCAGCAAGATCATAAGTTGCAGGACCGATAGCATTGAAGGTAACACCTTGTGCTAACTGATTCCATGCTCCATCACCAGTGCTGATTCCAGTCCATTGTGCAGTCACAGCGGATGCAGTTCCGGTGTTAGTTGTGAAGTTAACAGCAACAACGTCTGTTCCATTATAGGAATCATCCTCATCACCAAGATTTGCTCCTGCAAAGACATACTCAGATCTGTCTGCAAGATAGTCTTTGTAGAATACTTTCAGAGGTGAATTAACTGCAGAAATTGTATCTGTAGCCTTGGAAAGGAAGGTGTGCTTTTCAAGCAGGTTTCCTTGGATTCCTGTTACTTTTCCTTCATCATCGTAGATTGCGATATGAAGGGTATCGTTCTGGCCAGATCTTTCAGAGGAGTATCTGCTTGTAACTGGTTTTGGTGCAATGTTTTTCCAGTAAACTGTGGAGTTTGTTAGACCAAGTGTTTGTTGATCATACCAGTCAACTGCATTAGTAACGCTAAATGCGGTAGCTGCTGCACCAGTTGAACTGTGAGAATAAATCGTTGCAGTTGATGGGAATGATTGACCTGTTACTCCTTCAGCGTAATCAACAGCAGTAATTGAACCCGCTGTAGAAACTACAGTAGTGAATGTAACTGCAGCTCCTGCAGACATAGCGGTAGCAATTCCAGGACTGATGGTTATTCTGCCTCCAGAAAGAACACCAGTAACTGCGAAGATTCCAGGTTCTGTTCCAAACTCTGCTCTCAGATCAGTACCATTGTTTATGATTACATCTAATCCGGTGGTGCTACCAATAGTAACAGTTGTATCATCTGCCGTATGAATTCCAACAGTCGCTCTGGTTGCAGCGCCAAACGTTGCTCCAATTCCCAGTGGGGCACTAGAACCAACAGAAACTCTTGAGGTAACTTTTACATCAATGGTTCTGTTTGTTGCATCCTTACCAGTGACGATACCTTTCAGATAACCGTTGAAGGTTGAGGTAGTACCATCAGTATTTGGGATTGTTGCATTTGTAAGGGTATAAGTAATACCATATCCAACGTTGAAACCATCTACGTCTTCGGAGTTAATTGTTAGTCTTTGGTCCGCTAAGTCGTCGATAACACAGACTTTGATTCCATTCGCCCATTCTCCTGGGTTCTTAGCAGCAAATGCCCATGCTACAGTATCATCAGAGTGGTTGTCTTGATAGTCTTCGTAACTCTTTACTTTTGGTGCAGTGCCTGCAGAACCAAATCCTCTGTATGCGTTCTTTAGGTTATCACCATCAGTTCTTACGACTTTCAGTACGCCGCCGTATGAAAGGAACGATGATGCTGCAAGCCAGTATTCATACTGGTTATTGTTGTTGCTTGGTTTTCCGAACTCTTTAATGAGTTCTTGCTCGGTGGCCACATCAGTTGGATCTTCGACAGGACCGATTGGGAAGGGTCCAGCGATAGCACCAATATTATCTAAAACATTCTCAGCTCTTCCTACCGTAAGGTCTACTTCCCTGGTTAATACACCAGGAGATAATTGAGGAGTCGCCATGTTTTTCTCCTGTGATAGTTTCAGTTTAACTTGAAATATTTATTAAAACCTGTATTTTCAGTGGGGAAACGTAGCGTGAACTACCAATCTGGATATGACCAATCAACAAATGGCGTCTGTTTTTTTCTGCTTTCAACAATTCTCTTTATAGTGCAATCTTTACACTCATATGACCATGAAGATGGAACTGCCCCTCTGTCTTTTCTTGTTCTGTAAAAGTCTCCTATCAAGTTCTTAGTCTCTCCACAAACTCTACACTTTCTTTCATTAAGTAGAAGGTGTCCAAGTTTTATCTGACTATCTAAGTCCATCAGAACCATCTCCACGGGAGCATTGAATAACCTAATATATTTAATATTGGTTCAAAGGTTAGTGCTAAAAGTGTGAACATTAAAATTTCAATAAATGCTTGTTTCCATAATGGTTGCTTTAACTTCCATTCTTTAAATTTATTTGGTTTACTTGCTAAAGCATATAAACCAAATTTTTTACCAACAACTTCTGCCCACCAATTTGGATCAACAACATTACTCAATAAGTTTAAAAATCTAATCATTGATAATCCCACATATAAGACATATCACCATACTCACTAATTGATGCGTTAGACCATCTATCTCCCTCAGCATCAACAAAAGAAGAGCTTATCTAAACCATCATCAATAAATCCAAATGGAGCCATATCTTGTTCTATTTGATTTTTCTGCTCTTCATAAATTCTTTTTCTAACATCTTGATCAGTTAGTTCTTTGAAGTAGTCTTGAAGAACCAACCATGCATATATTACAAGACACATAGCTAGGTCATCATTGCAACCTTCTTCTGCCTCAAAAGAATTGTGTTTTGAAATAAATGTCGTTAGTTCTGATATAATATCATAGTCATTGAATACTAATTTATCTTCTTCAATCAATGCTTTAAGATTGAGAGATCCTACCTTTTTAACAGTCTTGGACATCTTGACTCCCAGTTGAGTCTTCTTACCAGAAAATCCTTGACCAACAATTTGTCCAGCACGTCCTCTCATCGAGCACATGAGAACATTCTGATACTCAAGATCATAATGTAGTAATGATGCTACTTGATCTCCAATATCATTTACTTCACATAGAATGTATGCTTGATTATAATTTCTTGCAACTTCCCATATTATATTTGGGAATAGCATAGGTTTAATTGTATTGTTCTTATACTTTGCTACTATCTTATGTGGAAACTCAGTTATATCTACAACAACGAAAGCTGAGTAATCTTCACTAACTCCCCTAGCAACGTCTACTGTAATAATATAATCATGCCCTTCTTTTGGTTGTTCGTAAATATCGAGTCCTGCATTTTGTTTCAATGGATTATCATAAATCATTGATCGCAATTTACTTGGAGATATTAGTGTATCAATAGATCCTAAGAACTCACACTCAAACTCAACCTTGAATTGCTGTTCTGACGTGTTAGCAATCGTTTGTTCTTTCCACTTTGCATCACGTCCAGGAACCTCCGACCAATGAACGTCAGTTGGTACATATTCATTCTTACTCTTCTCAGCATCATGCCACATACGGTAGAAGTGATTCATACCGTGTGGAGTAGATACAATAATTACTTTGGTACTTTGACCAGACGTAATAGTAGGATAAACAGAGGCAAAGAACGAGTCAGCAATGTGATTTGGGACGAACGCGAACTCGTCGAGAAAGAGGATGTTGAACGACATACCTCGGACAGCACTCGCAGACGTAGAAGCAGCCAGTATTTTGCTCCCATTTTCCAGCTCCAAAGATCCTTTGTTCCATGCTATTATACCCTGCTGCATCCACTTGGGTAAGTTCTCGTATGCAGTTTGTAATCTGCCTAAAAGTTCCCTTGCGGTGGCTGCCTTGTTAGCAAGGATACCGATATTAACACTATCATTAAAAACTGCATAATGAAGAAGATAAGATACCACAGTCGTAGACTTACCAGTCTGACGAGGCATCTTACAAATATTGAATCTGTTTTCATGGAAATTTTTTACTAGTTTTTCTTGAAATGGATACATCTCAAAAGGAACTAGACCCTTGTCCAATGAAACAATTTGTACATAATTTTTAGCAAAATATACAGGATCTTCTTTACACTTTAAAAACTCAAGAACTTGTTCTTGTGTAAATTCAATTTGCGTATTTGCTTTTTTTAGATTAGGATTACCAAGATATACGTCACTCATACTAAAAAATTATCCTTGATATACTACTGATGTTGCGTATACATCTGATGCAGAAGAATATATCAAATCTGTTCTATCTTTATGCACAATAATAGGTTGATTACCAGTCACATGCATACTTCCAGTTGTGACTCCAGCGCCCGTTCTTACTTCAACAATACGATCTGACGAATGACTGTGTTGGATCATTGCATATTCTGCACCAACACTACCGTATGTTGATGATGCTGGAACTGAACTTCCAGAACCAGCATTTACTTGTACAGATTCTCCTAAAAGTTTTACTACTAACATATCAGCAATTCCAGGCTCTAAGGGACTTATTGATTCTGCTATCTGGATCAGATGCGGTCTTCTTAGAAGTAAGTTTCTTTTTCATACCTTTCATTCTTGCACAGAATGATGCCCTTCTCTTATTTCCAACTTTTTTTGAGGGTGCTTTAAGGTCAGAACCAGGGTTCTCTCTTTCGTAAGACTTACGTCCTTTTTCATTGAGACCCCCCTCAGG